ATTGTAGTACCAATTCTGGTACCATGGCTGCCAAAAACGACCCCCGGTACCCAGAAATGTCTAATGATTTCAAAATGCCGTTAAAGGGTCCGGCTTGTTGTTGTTGTTGTTCGGCCTTCTTAAGTAGAGGGCCAATTTTAAAACTAAGATTACACAAAGGTAATAAACCATGGCTCTAGAATCCGGAACGTACATTGATAGCCTCAATAGTTCAAACCCAGCCGCCACCGACGCCCTCTCAGCAGCTGATGACCACTTACGCCTCATCAAAGGTACTATCAAAGCTTCATTCCCAGGTGTAACCGGCGCCGTCACATCGACCCATGCTGAACTGAACATCCTAGATGGCGTCACAAGTACGGCAGCTGAACTCAACATTCTCGATGGAGTTACCAGTACAGCAGCTGAGCTTAATATACTCGATGGTGTCACATCAACCGCAGCTGAATTGAACTTGTTGGATGGCGTTACAGCCACCACAGCTGAGCTTAACTACGTCGATGGTGTCACAAGTAATATACAGACACAGCTGAACGCCAAGCAAGCCTCCAACGACATCCTTACAGACCTCGCCGGTCTTACCCAGGCTGCTAACAAGGTTCCATACTTCTCCTCCTCGTCAGCCGCCTCAGTGCTAGACTTTAAAGACGAAGACGACATGGCATCCAACTCAGCGACGGCAGTCCCCTCCCAGCAGTCCGTGAAGGCATACGTTGATGCAAGTGGCATTTCTAAGTTCGAAAGTTCCGCAACTAGTTTCTCAAATGGTGCTTTGATAACCTCTGCTCATAGTTTAGGAGCTGTACCCACATTCGTAACCTTAGATCTTGTCTGCACATCAGCAGAACTTGGTTACTCAGTTAATGACGTAATACAACTGGCTGGAGGCCATGCCGATCCATCAGGAGGTAACGAAGGTGTTGGTATCCGCAAGGACTCAACAAATGTTTATGTAAGAATTGGGTCGAGTGGTATCGGGGAATATACCTACCAAAACTCAGGATCAGGGCAAGCATTAAACAGCTCAAAGTGGAACTTAGTTATTAAAGCTTACTTGGTGAGTTAACCAGTATGGCTAATATACCATTGCGTGACTTAGGCTCTGTCGGAGTTATCACAGACGTAGCCCCATTTAACTTACCACCCAATGCATTTAGTCGTGCTAACAATGTACGCTTTAGTAATGGCGAGGTAAGCAGATCACCTATCTTTAGGACAATCCAGCAACACGCAATAGCGAGTGCAGAGGGTGCCTTAGAAGAGTTTGATACAGCTCCTCATCATGTCTTTGCCTTACAGTCTAGCGGTGGATACGATGCTCTCTTTTATGTCGATTTTAACTATGAGGTGTTTGAAGGGACAACTTCAAGAGGTGACATGAACTCAACCATTGGTTCATACTCTCCATTCACATCAACTCAGTTAGCTGACGTTGCATACATAAATCGAAACGAGAGAGTGCCTATTCATAGGACCCCCTCGGCAACCAATTTCACTGATCTACCTAACTGGACTGCAAACTGGCGTTGTAACTCTATTAGAGCCTACGGTGACTTCCTACTGGCTCTTAACATGACCGAGGGCAGCAACAGCTACCCCAACCGAGTTCGCTTTAGTGACATTGCCCTAGCGAACTCAGTACCGGCATCATGGGATGCAACTGACGCAACTAAGTCAGCTGGTTTTAATGATCTAGTTGAGATGACAACCCCTATTATCGATGGTGCCACTTTAGGTAACTCATTCTTAATCTACAGTACCGACCAAGTATGGCGAATGGATTTCGTTGGTGGTCAGTTTATCTTTCAGTTTCGCAAGCTCTTTAGTGACGTAGGTGTCATAAATCAGAACTGTATTGTCGAGGTGGAAGGACGCCATTATGTATTCGGTGAGAACGACATATATGCAACCGACGGTAACTCTCACCAGTCCATAGCTGAGAACCGCGTTAAAGACTATATCTTCAGCTCTCTCACGAACTCAAAGAAGAACAGATGCTTCGTCGTAACAAACAAAGACTTAGAGGAGATCTACTTCTGTTACCCCAGTGGCGACGACATGGTCAACATTACAGATACTGATGGATGCAACCGCGCAGCTGTATACAACTATAAGTATAACACCTGGTCTTTCATGGATTTACCTAATGTTTTCTCAGGTTGCTTAGCTAACGTAAACTCAGTTGATACCTACGCAACAATAGGTACACCAACTTACGCAGATGTCGGTGGTACATACCACTCCCAGGAAGCTGGCTTTGATAGACACTTGATCATGGCTGGCGTTGGAGACTATGATAACTCATTAAGATACCACGGCCTCTACGGTGTCGACTTGATGGATCAGGGCACTCTTACACAGTCCCGGTACACATCAGTTAACGCCCCAGTGAAACTTGAGCGTATTGGTATTGACCTGGATGAGGCTCAAGTTGAGCTGACCGGCTACAAAGTTATCAATAAGATTACACCTCAGATACTGACGCCCAACTCAGATAAAGAATTTAAGTTTACTTTTGGAGCTGCAAACATTCCAGCCTCTGCACCATCCTATGGAGCGGCACAGACCCTCAATATATCCACTGACTATAAGCTCGATAGTAGAGCAAGTGGTCGCTATCTTTCATATAAGCTCGATGAGACAACAACTATTAAAGACTTTGCATTCAGTGGTTTTGATTTGGATGTCGCTATTACCGGAAGGCGGTAACATAGATGGCAGTCAATGAAGTAACTGATCTTACCCTCCGGGAGTATATCCAGACGAATTTAGTTGGATCCCCAGAGAGTGATTATGACAAAGTATTAAACACACACATATTAAGCGAGCTTCAGCAAATACAGACAGCTCTCAAGAGTCTAGCTGAAGCATCAATACAATCTACAGACCAAGCACCATCCAAGCCTAAACGTGGCATGGTTCGATACAATGTTTCTCCCTGGGACCCATTATCGAACAGTTCACAAGGTTTGGTCGTTTATAACGGCAGTGCTTGGGTTGCAGTATAAAACAAAGAAGGAAAACTCAACTATGGTATGGGGACACGTATTAGGAGCATTAATTGGTGCTGGCGGCAGTATGATGGCAGCCAACAAGCAGAAAGATGCAATGGACAAAGCGACAGACGCAAACATGGCTGGCTTTAACTTATCAAAACCGTACCTAGAACAACTATATGGAGGAGCCGGAAGTGCTTACACAGACTACCTTAACAAAGGCCCTTACCAGGGCAACACGCTTGCTGATCCAAATCCCTTTGCAACTGGTGCGTATAATAAGATCGGCGGTATGTCGGGTGGCCTCATGGATAATGCCTTTAACATGGCAAATACTGGGGCTGGCTTCGGCAGTAATTACCAGAATATCTACAATAAAGCGATGGATGGCGGTGCGCTTAACGAAGCTTCTCAATATGCTTTAGATAACAGTCAGCCTCTCGTTAATGCAGCGATGCGTAATGACGTTAGAAATCTAAATGAGAATACACTGACCGGTATCAATAAAGCAGCATCTGGATCAGGTAATGTAAACTCTAGTCGAGCTGGTGTAGCTGATGCTCTTGCAAATCGAGCTGTTGATGATCGAAGAGCTGATGTCTCCGCTGACATACAGAGCGATCTAAGAAGGCAATATTTAGGCCAATACAACACTGATAATAACGCAGCTATGGCTGCTAACGCTGGATTAGCTAATGCCTTTAATACTGGTATGGGTGCTATTGGTACATCTGCTGATTACGGTACCGGGGCTGGTAATGCCTTGAGTGCTTATGAGCAAGCTAAGCTTAATGATGAAAAGAACAAATACAACGAAGACCTTAACTTCAATTTTAATGCCTTGAATAACTTCGGTGGTGTCATGAGTGGTGCCCCAACATCAGTCTCAGGCATACAACCCAATAATGTCGATCCATTTGCTGCTGGCGTAGGCGGTGCAATGGCTGGCTGGGGAGCTGGTGGTAAGTTCGGTAATTGGATGCAGAACAAACCGTTCTACCAGAATTGGCAGCCCTACAGTAATCAAAATATGTTCGGATATGGAGTGTAATTAAGATGGCTATATTAAATCAACCTTTCATGGCTCCTATGGTTTCTCAATATAATGGGGGTGTATTAAGTCCAGAAATGCAAGCAGCTGCACAACTTGATGGAAGTTTAATTAGAAATAACAATCCTAATTATATGATGCAATATGGGCAAGCTGGAGAGGATCAAATTGTAAAAAGACCTACTGGTGTTCCACCGGTAGTTGAAAAAGCAAGTACAGGTAACACCGGTAATGCCAGGAACTCAATGCTTGCATATCCAGATCACAACATAGGCGTCAATGAGATGCTTATGAGAACTGGTGGTGCAGTTATAGGTGGCGCCCAGCAAGGTGGCTTACAGGCTTACTCAGATGGGTTGGCTCAGTATGGTGCAATCCAGGATTACAATCGAGCTGGCGATGTTGACCAATATATAAATGAAGCAAATGCATTTAAAAAGCTTGGCTTAGGTGAAGCCGGGGTAAAAGATCCCTACGCCGGTAGAGTTGTTAATGACGAGATTTTTAGAGCTATAGATTTTATTGGCGAAAGTGATAAAACGTGGGTCGGTGCAACTGGTATGGGGTCGATATTTAAATACATTCCAACGTCTGATGCAAACGCCTTATCTAACATGATTACTACTATCGAAGCTAACATTGGTTTTGATAAGCTACAGGCAATGAGAGAGGCATCCCCAACTGGCGGTGCTTTAGGTCAGGTGTCAAACCAAGAATTAAAATCTCTACAATCTGTGTTTGGTTCATTAGACCAGTCAATGACTTCAGAACAATTATTGTACAACCTTAGAAGGCTTAGAGTAGAATATAACAATGTTGTACACGGTCCAGGTAATCACCCATACACCATGGATACCTCAACAGATAATGCAGCTGGAACCTACCAAGGATCTGGAGAGTCAGAGAATGTCTTAAACGCTCGTAAGATTATAGGTGGTTAATGTCAGACAAAGAAAACTTTGCTAAGTGGCTGACAGATAATGCCCATCTCAAAGGTACCCCCGAATGGGACAGCGTAGCTAAAGCATTTACAGAAGTAGACATGGTTCCGACCTCAACTCTACCTAATAATCAAGTTGTAGAAGGACCAAGTGACTTAGGAACTGCTGCAATTGATTCCATTGATAAATTTCAAGATATGATTGGACGGTCTGGGGTAACATTGGGCCAATCCCTCAAAACTCTTGGTCCTAGATGGCAAGCCTTACAGGAAGGCACCCAAGATTTACTTACAAAGTACACTGGTTTAAAGCCGGCAGAAGAACCTGGTGTGATTACTCAATACTTACAACAAGCTGGGAATAAATTTACTCCTTATGGTGAAGAGTATGGGCAGCAATTGTCAGATTATGGAGATCGCCAAAGTGAATACAATAAGAAACAAATTGCCGATAGAGGCTACGTTAGCCCCTACCAAGAAAACTTACGAACAACCTACAATGAAGGAACTTTATTAGATACTGTTGGCTGGTTAACCTGGAGAACTTCCGAAAATGCCGCATCTCTTGCATCTTCAGTTGGCGGTGCTTTAGCAACAGTGTTATCGGCTCCTATTTCACTTCCTTTGTCTTGGATGATTGGTGGTACGACTATTGGTGTAAACACTTTAGCTACGATGGGTGAGGTAGGCCAAGAGTCAGATGAAAAGATAGGCCGTGAAAACGCTAATCACACTTCTGAGTTATTCTTTGGACTTCTAAATGGTATGTTAGATCGATTTGGTGCAAGAGGCGTTATCCCAAAGAATAAGTTAATGAAAATGACTTATGCTGAAGTTGTGGAAGAACTAACCAAAAAGAAGAAGTTTGCAGCTGTAAAAGCAATTAACAGAGCCTTATTAAGAGAGGGTATTACTGAAGGCATTCAAGACGGAAATGCCATGCTAAACGCATACATAAATGGCGGTGTTTACGAAAAGCAAGAAGTTATAGATCGATTAATTGACTCAGCAGCCGTAGGTGCGGCTGGTGGTGCAGCGGTGTCTACTACAACGGAAAGCGGTAAGAAAGTAGTAGGTGCAGCTAAGTGGGTCGGTAATGGCTTCACACGCCCGGCTGACATGACTGAAGAAGATTTAAGAGCTGCTGGTGCCTTTGCTGGTAGACTTGGTAAATTAATTACTGAAGATCCTAAGTGGCGCGTAAAGAATATAAAACCAGGAGCTGACTTTGGTGCAGTAAAATTAGTCGCAAAAGCTCATTCTACAATATCAGAACAGATGAAGATTTTATGGAAAGAGCTTAAAAGCGAACTTAAAATTCCATCAGGTTCCAACCAAGCTGAGCAAGAGGCAAGAGTTGACGCTATCTTGTCTCATATTGCCTATCGTGATGCAAAGACAAAAACAAAAGGTAGTGTCACGCAAGCTGAGTTAACAGCTTTAGAAAAACTTGTAGGCCACACAACTAAAGGCCAGCAGTTAATTAACTTAATGCGTGAGACAAACCAATTAACAGCTCTCCATAACTCCGGTTACAAAGGTGGAATTAGTAGTTTTACAGATGTATTCCTTCCATTCAGTAACCAGCCTAGTTACGCAGCCAGCAATACTTTAAACAAAGCAGCTGGTGTTGCTCTTGGTGTAGGTACCTTTTCTTTAGCTGGTGGCGGCGCGCCAGGCGCACTCGCAGTAGGAGGCCAGCTTGCAATCGGTGGCGGTGGTAGAGTTCTTGATATGCTTTCTGGTCGCAGATCAAGAGTTGCTAAGTACATAAAAGATAACAAACAATTACCGGGCTTCAAGCCACTAACAGGCGGTTTAACTTTAGCGGAACAAAAAGAACTTGGTAAAAAAGAGGCAGATAAGAAAACTACAGCTGTTCGCAAGCAAGGCTACGAAAATGGCGTCCAACCTTATTGGGAAGGTGAAAGGCCATCTCCAAGAGGAGCTATGTGGATGGCTGCTGGTTATGTGGACGATGCAACTAAAAAGAGAGTTGATAACCGAGATACAAGAGAACTAGACGAAGAAATCATTACTTTAATTAATGATGCTGTTTTGATGAACCCAGAGTTGAGAGAAGCTGCTGATAGTTACATCAAAAATATCCCATTAGGTAAAAATGTAGAAGGAGACTTTTTAGATCTATTGACCACAGTGAGAGCTGTTGTTCAAACAAACAGTCAATCTGAACCAAAGGTCCAAACCGAGATCGGAGGAGGTTTTCAGGCTGGGGGCGTAACCACAAACACATCCCCAGGCTACAACCGAGGCATTCAAGACAATAAGAGGTTTGTCGGCGATTTATTGGAGCGAGCAAACAAAGACACATCTCTATCCCTACAAGACAAAGGTCAAATCCTAACTGCTTTAGACACAATGTCTAGAAACTTAGGTTTCGACCCAATGACAACATCCCAGCAGATCCACGATAAACTCCTGGCAAACGATGTAAATACACAGGCTGTCGGTATGTACATCAAGCCGTATGTGGATCGCATAGCCAATCAACAGAATACCGCTCCGCAGCTGCAACAGCCAGTCAATGAGACTATGGAAGCTCCTAACATAGACACAGAGACATTTGAATCCAGATTGCCAGAAGTTCCAGCACTAGAACAATCGATAACAAATGAAGACATACTTCCGACAAACGAAGAAGTCATAGCAATGCGAGATGGAACTTTTGTCCCAGAAGATAAACGAAAGTTAGTCGACGCAGCAAACTTACTTAACGATAGATGGAAACTTATTACCGGGCGTGATGAGCCTTTTGAGTACAATGATCAAAACGTCGAAGTCATCTCTGATGCAATGGCAAGAGAGGCTGTTAACAACTTAAGCAAAGATGGCAACGCTATTGGATGGTATGACAGGAAAATTAAAGCAGCAAAACAAGTTATTTCGTTAGTAGAACCTCGAATAACCCAATCACCTGACGCAGAAGCAGCATTTGATTTCGCTCTGGCGGTTACATCAAACGGCCAAGCTGTCGAAATGAACTTTGAGTATGCAGTCGATGTGTTCCGGCAATTTATGGATACAGGCAAAATGCCTACCAACTTTAAACAGGGCGGTGAGCGTAACGCAGCCATGAGAACAGCTTTTGAGTTCTTTAATGCTTACAATGGATCAAGTGTTAATGAGCCTATCCAAATGTTCTTAGACAGAGATTTTACCGTTGCCACGTTAAATGATACAATTAACGAGTTTAATAAAAAGCATGGTACTAATATAAAAGTTCCAAGCTCAGAAACAGTTAATACGCCTGTCAAAGGATCATACATATTAGGACCTAAGATAGGCCAAGGTTTTTATCAAAATATACGAGGTAACTACGAGCCACTAACCATGGATATCTGGTGGATGAGAATGTGGAACAGAATGGTTGGTCGTCCTTTTGTAACCACCAAATCTCCAGAGTTTATGAGTAACTCTAGAAAAGGCTTAGCTGATCAAATTAAGAAATCGACTGGTTTAGAGCGAAAGCTTATTAATGAAACGCTTAAATCAACCAACGAAACCAGAAAAGGTTTGTACAAAGATAAAGCAAGGTTTGAAGCATTTATAGAAGCGTTAGAAAAGAGATACCAAAAGTTCTATCGGCAGTATAAAAAGGATAATGGCGTCAACCACAACAAGCCGCAGCTATTCCAAAGTACTGGTACATATACCAAGAACATGGTGAAGCAGCTACAGGCTCAGCCAACCCCAGCAGATCGTCCATATATGCGTCGAGTAACTGCAAGAGCCTTAGAAAAGCTTAGAGAACAGGGAATAGACATTACAACAGCTGATTTTCAAGCTTTAATGTGGTATCCTGAGAAATTATTGTATAGAAAGTTAGGTGTGCAACCTGGTAATGGCTCAGATAATGATTATCTAGATGCTGCAAGGTTGTTAGCACAGAAGGAAGGGATATCAAATGACCAAATCCAAGAAGCACTCCCCCAGTCAGAGCGAGACGGAGAAGTCGATAGTAGAACAGGTACCGCCACACCTAATGACGGAGTTTATCGAGATGCTGGCAGAGGCAACCAAGAAGAAGGAGGAATCCTTAGATCCCAAAGCCCAGCAGACCTATTCCCAGGAGCCGTCCCTCTCGTCACCCCTGGAACCGTTCCGGGAGCAGCACTTACTACCCCAAGTACCAATCTTGAAGTCGCCGAAGTAAAGCCTTTTCTCCAGCCAGCTAAAGAAGTCTTTGAGATTGGCAAAAAGGGAAGTGAGTTTGAAAATGGTGTCGATACTATGGAGAAAGCGCTTAGGTTAGCTAAGGCACTTAATCTTTCAGTTGAAATAGTCGATAAATTACCTGATGCAACACTTGGTCAAATAGAAGTTCGCCCTTACACTGCTACAGGTAAAATTAAGGTACTTAAAAAAGGTTCTGATCATCCAGCTTTTGAAGGTGAGATTATATCAGAAATACAAGAATTAGTAACATTATCTCATGAAATAGCACACGGCTTAGCGGTGCCAAGAGTTGATAGAAGACCCTCTCCAGAATCAGAGCAAGGGCCTCGAAACAACCCACTTGTAAACCAAAAGTCTAAAGCCGCTAATCTGTCTGTAAGAAGAGGATCTTTTAACGATTTTATTCTAGATGCCACTGGTTTAAAGAACGAAGAGCAAATTGCAATTATAAAAGAGATTATAAACCTACAAGAGAACGTAGATTTAATCTTTGAAAACAGACCAGAGTTAGGTTCAGAGGGTATTAGACCATTTCGGGCTATGGAAGCTCAAGGTAAAAAAAGAGCAGCTAAAGAAACTAAGGAGCATTTAGCTGATGATTACTATCTTGAAACATTAAAAGATCCAAAAGAAAAAGCTGATTATATTGCTGAGTACACAAATTTGATTGAAAAAGGTTATCAATCTCAAGTAAAGACAGCAAATCAAAACTTTCGTATGACATATACTAGAAATGTTAACGAATTAGCTGTCGATCCTCTTATGTTGTACATATCTAACCCCAAGATGGCAAAAGAGTTAGCCCCAACAGTATCCAAGAAGATTAGGTATCTCTTCAATAACTTTGGTGGTCCAAAGAACCCAGTGACATTCTACACTTTCCCTCTAGCAACAATCTTAGCAATTGTTATGGCATCATTAGCAGCTAAGGATGCAGAGGACGAAGAGAGGAACCGCCTCATGCAAGCACCTCCAGGAGCCTTAACACCTCCCCCAGCTGCCCTAAGTGGAATGATGATATAATATGCGAAAACCAAGGAAGAAGTCAGCTCCTCGGACTCCAAAAGAACCTCAAAAAGCACCAAAGAATAATTACTTTGCTACGCTTATGAGTACACCAGAGGGTCGAGCTAAACGTAGAGCCTGGTCAACTAAGCCCAGGAAGAATGGTGGTCGACCTCCAGGTGTTCCAGATGGATACAGGAAAGAAGACATCAAACCAATCAGGGAGAAGGCAAAAGAAGAAGCAAAGGATATAGTTAATATCATGTCTAAGAAATACAACATTGAAGATGAGTATTCAAAAGAAGCTCTTACAACTGCCGTGGAAGTTATGCGTGTACCAGGCGAAACGCGAGAGCGTCTAGCAGCTGCACGACTAGTCCTCGATTTTACTCGTGGAAAGCCGGCATCCAAATCAGAAGTAACGCTAGGAAAAGCAGAAGATTTCCTATCGTCTTTACTCCTACAAGAAGAAGAGCAAACTAATGAACACATCGATGATGGACAAGAAACTACAAGCAGTTCGAAAACGCTTATTAACTGATTTTAAATACTACGCTAATGCATCCCTAAAGATTAGAACAAAAGCCGGTGAGATAGCCCAGCTTAAACTAAACCCAGCCCAGGAAATACTTAATGATGCTGTTACTGCCCAGTTAGAGACTGAAGGTAAGATCCGCGTTATTATCTTAAAGGCGAGGCAGCAAGGATTATCAACTTATACCGGTGGCTATCTTTATTATGCTGTTAGCCAAAGACCAGCTCGAAAAGCTATGGTTGTAACGCACCATGCTGATAGCACTAGGGCTCTATTTGATATGACTAAAAGATATCATGAGCATTGCCCTGAGATCTTAAAGCCTCACACTAAGTACAGCTCCAGAAGAGAGATGAACTTTGATGTTCTCGACAGCTCTTATGTTGTCGCTACAGCTGGTGGCGAAAGTATTGGCCGTGGTGAAACACTAACTCATATACACGCATCAGAACTCGCATTCTGGCCTAAGAGCAGCTCTTTGGATAACTGGAACGGTTTAACACAGGCTGTGCCAAATACTCCTGGGACAGCTGTTTTCGTGGAAAGTACAGCCAACGGCGTCAATGGGATATTCTATGATTTATGGCGAGGAGCAGTAGATGGAAAGAATGGCTATGTCCCGGTGTTTATCCCCTGGTTCGTTGACCCAGAATATCGTGAAGATGTTCCTGAGAACTTTGAGAGAACACCGGAAGAGAATGATCTTGCTAAGGAATATGACTTAGACGATGGACAGCTTATGTTTAGGCGTCGAAAGATCGCTCAAAACGGTATCGACTTATTTAGACAAGAGTATCCATCAGAACCAGAGGAAGCATTCTTAACAACTGGTCGTCCGGTCTTTAATCCTGACCAGCTGCAAAAGAAGATTAAAACAACGAGAGATCTCGAAGAGAGATTTGCTTTAGAAGGAGAAGAGTTTCTCCATAATGCTAGGGGCGAGCTATCTACATTTAGAAAGCACGTTGAAGGCGAGCAATATGTCATTGGAGCTGACGTTGCTATGGGTGTTAGAAATGGCGACTACAGTGTTGCCCAGGTACTCGACAGTAAGAAACGCCAAGTTGCAATCTGGAGAGGCCATGTCCACCCAGATTACTTCGCTCAAGTTCTGTATGCTTTAGGATCATTCTACAATGAAGCCTTCATATGTGTAGAGAATAACTCACATGGAATACTGACTTGCACCAGGCTTGGAAAAGACCTGGCATACCCTAACTTTTATACTGAAGTAGTCATGGATAAGTTAACTGATCGAGAGACGATTAAGTTAGGCTTTTCTACGACTGCTAAAACAAAACCCTTAGTAATCGATCAGCTTAGAGCCTCGATGCGCGAGGATGAACTAGAGCTGAACGATAAGGTCACTCTAAGAGAAATGATGTCATACATCGTTACAGAAAGTGGTGCTATGCAAGCCGAACAAGGCTGCTTTGACGACTGCGTGATGTCGTTAGCCCTGGCAAACCATGTCCACACTGGTGCTTGGGAGCCAATTAAATCTACAGATAACTACTATATTGAAATGGTATAACTAATGAAGAAAACAGATTACAAGAAGCTTGATGACGAGCATATAGTCACGCTCGTTGATTCAAATATTCGAAGATCTATAGGCTACTACGATAGTCAAATCTCAAGAGAACGCAAAAGGGTCGTAGACTATTACAACGCAACTCTTCCGCGACCAGCCCACGATGGTAATTCAAAGTATGTATCTCAGGATGTTTACGATGCTGTAGAGAGTATGAAGGCAGCTCTGTTAGAAACCTTCTCAGCTGGCAACAAGACTGTTAAGTTTGCACCACAGAACGCTGAAGACGTTGCAATGGCAGAGGTATGCTCAGAATACACTGACTATGTCTGTAATCGTCAGAACGATCTTTTCAGTGTCATGGGCAGCGTCATCCACGATGGCCTTATAGCTCGCGCTGGTATCGCTAAAGTATTCTGGCAAGTTCAAGACCACACAACAATTGAGCCGTTTGAAAACATAACTCAAGACGTTTTAGACATGATGTTAGCTGAGGATGGAACAGAGATTGATGAAGTAACTGAAGAAGACGAGTTAGGTCTTGTCTCCGGTACCCTTGCAATCACCAGGGACACCTCCCAGGTCATGATTGATGCTATACCGCCGGAAGAGTTTATCATATCGCCACAAGCAACTTCATTAGAGGATGTGTTGTTCTGCGCTCACAGAACTCGGAAAACAATGTCGGAGCTAAGAGAAGAAGGCTACGACGAAAAGCTGCTAGAAAGAATAGGGGACCACGACGACGTCGATTTAGAGACAGATCCAGAAGTATTAGCTAGGCATGAAGATGTCGGAGCTGACAGAGGATTTGGCTCAAACAACTATCAAGACCAAGTTCGCAACATCACAGTGTATGAAGCTTACATGGAACTTGATTGTGAAGGGACTGGGGTTGCCGAACTATATCGTATCATAAAGGCTGGTAATACCCTACTTTCAAAGGACATAGTGACCAGGAAGCCATTCGTAGCATTCGTTCCGCTCCCCATCCCTCACTCATTTTATGGAAGCAACTTTGCATCTAAAGTAATCTCCACTCAAAACGCCAGAACAGTCTTAACAAGATCAATTCTCGATCATGCTGTCGTTACAACTAACCCAAGATACACAGTTGTAAAAGGTGGACTAACGAACCCACGAGAACTCATCGATAACAGAGTAGGCGGCATCGTTAACGTCACACGCCCGGATGCCATTTCTCCGATGCAACAAGCACCTCTTAACCCATTTATCTTCCAAACTATACAGATGCTTGATGAGGACAAAGAGGAGAACACCGGTGTCTCCAGGTTATCACAAGGTTTAAACAAAGATGCGATCAGTAAGCAGAACTCAGCTGCAATGGTTGAACAGCTGGCAACAATGTCTCAGCAGCGTCAGAAGATCATTGCTAGGAACTTTGCCAACGGTTTCTTGAAGCCTCTCTTCCACAAAGTTTACCAACTCTGTGTTGAGAACGAAGAGGAAGCCAAGATCGTTGAATTATCTGGTGGTCAATATGTAGAGATCACACCAGCTGCCTGGACTGACAAGCGAGACGTTACAGTTGAGTTAGCACTAGGATACGGTGAGCAAGAAAGAGAAGCTCAAAAGTACCTAGAGATGCATACAGCATTCCAAGCTGACCAAAGCTTACAGAAGATGTATCTCCCGGAAAATCAATATGCATTGATATCTAAAGTCATGGAGATGACCGGCATTAAGAATGTTAAGTCGTATCTAACACCGCCAACCGAGCTACCAGAAGAGCAGCCAGATCCAGCTGGTCAAATGCAAATGCAAATGGCTCAGAAGCAAATTGAATTACAAGAGAGACAAACAGCTGTCGCAGAGCAGAAAGCCCAGCTTGAAGCACAAGTACAGCAAATGAAATTAGAACTAGAGAAGATGAAGGCAGAGAAATCCTTCGCTATTCAGTCTGATACAGTTGATCTTAAAGAGGCACAATTCGAGCATAAGAAACTAATCGATAAAGCTGAAATGATCCTCGCTCAGTCAACTGATGATGTTAGAGCTATCGCAAGCCCTAACGGTTAACGCACATCTAAGAAAGGACAATAAAGGATGAGCAACCAAGAAGAAATGCTAGTAGAAGCTGGCAACAATGCTGAAGCACTGGTAAGTACAGAAGCTTTTGGCAAGACTATCAATTCTATCGTCGAAGCAACTTTCCAATCTTTCGTTAATTCGAAGCCAGAAGAAGCTGAGGCTAGAGAAAAGACCTACCATCATTACCGAGCTACGGTAGACATTGTAAACACACTGAAACAACAGATCTCAGTGCGCGATGAAATTCTCGGTAAAAATAAAACAACTGACAACCAGGAAGAGGAAGGAACGGACCATTGAGTAACAACGTCCAACAAGACCCGACCCCAGAACCAGTAGCCTTATCTATGGACGATGCTGCTGATGCAATTCTAGGCAGATGGACGGCCCCTGATGAAGATCAGGCATCCGAAGATGCTCTAGAGGCAACAGAAGAGGACAATATTGTCGATGAGACAGACGATACCTCATCTGAAAATGAAGTAGACGAAGACGATACAACTGAAGAAGTTGAGACAGACCCTGATGAAGAGGAAGAAGTCGTCGAAGAAGAGGAAGAAGAGGAAGTAGAACCAGTCGCAGCACTAAGCGACGAGACTATGATTGACATCCAAATCGACGGTGAAACCAAACAGGCATCTGTTAAAGACCTCAAGAGGTTGTATGGTCAGGAAGCTTCACTCACAAGAAAGTCTCAAGAGACAGCGGCTAGTCGTAAACAGGCAGAAGAAGCCATACAAAAAGCCGATGCAAACTATCGAAAGATGCTAGAACGTGCTGAAGAGCGTTGGAAGCCTTATTCTGAAGTAGACATGATGATTGCTGCAAAGCAAATGTCTAATGAAGATTTTGCCCAACTTCGCAATGAAGCTAAACTAGCGGAAGACGACCTCAAATTCTTGAAGGAAGAAAGCAATAAGTTCTATGAGGATCTAAAAGCTCAACAGACCACTCAAATGCAGTCAGCTGCAAAAGAGTGCATCAAAGTGTTGCAAGCTGAAGTTCCAGATTGGTCGAATGACTTATACAATGACATTCGGTCTTATGCTGTCACTCAAGGGTTACCGTCTGAGCAAGTCGACACTATTGTTGATCCTAATGTTATTCAGATTCTCAATAAGGCTCGACTTTACGATGCCGGTAAAAAGGTAGCCGCCAAGAAGAAGGCAGCTAAGGCACCAGTCAAGGTGCTTAGGTCTAAGAAATCCCCAACCAATATCAATGAAGGTAAAGTTAAGCGCCAGGCAGCAGCTATGAAAGCTCTGAATGAAAGCTCAAGTTTATCTGGGGATCTCGATGCGATTGCTGACGTTTTGATGAACCGCTGGGAAACCTAAACCATCAAATGCCACGAAAGGAATTAAATCATGGCAACATTCACTACGTTTAATCCTGATAAGGCGTAGTATAAACCTCGTGAATTGCTGGAACACCCTAACGATTAGGTCGAGGACAATCAGCAGCCAAGCCTTGTAATACAAGGAAGGTTCAGAGACTATCCGCAAGGAGTACAGCCAAGTGGTTGGAAGCGCGAGGATCAGTAAACTACTGATATAATATAGTCCAATCTACCAGGGACAACTGGTAGCAGCTAGAAATAGCGGCATAAGTTTAACGACCTTATGTGAATACATAAATGACAATCAGGTAGGTAAAGCTGAGGATATGTCAGACATTATATCTAACATAACTCCCTCAGATTGCCCCATGCATTCTTTGATTAAATCAGAGAAAATACACGCAAGAACATATTCCTATATGGAAGATTCACTTGCAGCAGCTGCGGTAAACGCAGCAGTCGAGGGTGCCGACGCAAGTATTGGTACCTTGTCTGCCACTACAGAACGCACTGGGACGGCTCAAATTTTGCAAAAAAGTTTGCAAGTGAGTGCCACAGCAGACGCGATTAAGAGTCACGGTAGAGCAAAAGAGACTGCGTTAAAATTGGTAGCGTAGTATAAATCATGTGAACTCAGGGAAACTCTAAGTCTAACAAAGATATGACAATCCTGAGCCAAGCCCCAGAAATGGGGAAGGTGCAACGACTATTCCGCAAGGAAGTACACTCAAGTGAGTGGAAGCGCATGATCCAGAAACACTCTGGAATGATATAGTCTGAACTCATTATAGTTTTACATATTAAAAACTATTTAGCGAAAGCATGAGCAGCCGAAAGGCGGTCTAAGTTTAACGAACTTAGGCGAACAAAATGACCAACTAGGTAAGGCCCTCAAAGAGATCAAACGCGATCTAGAGAGAGCCTATGTAGGCGTAGATCAAGCCGCAGTAGCCGGAAACGCTACGACAGCTCGTAAGATGGCATCAGCTACACAGCTGATTTCTACTTCCGTCGATGCCGGTTCAAATTCTACCGATGCTTTGACAGAAGCGAAACTTCTGACACTAGGGCAAACTTGCTACACAAATGGATCTGATCCGTCAATTTTCATGGTGAAGCCAGCCGATGCTCAGATTCTGGCGGGATTCGCGGCCAGCAGTGGGCGTAACCGTGAGATACAACAAACTAAATCGCTTGTTAATGCGATTGATCTGTATGTTTCTCCATTCGGGGAGTATCGCTGCGTCTTAAACAGACATCAGTTGACTACACACGCATTCCTGATCGATCCAGTAATGTTTAAGTCAACAGTGTTACGGCCTTTCTCACGCAAACTCTTAAGTGTGACAGGCGACTCTGACAAGCACCAGATAATATATGAGGGCTCTCTTAAGCACTCAAACTTCGCTGACAGTGGTATGATCACTGGCTTGTCTTAATACTAATTAGTCCCTCCGGGGTCTAACTGAAGAACCAGGGCAAAGGTTTTGCGCTCTCCTTTCCTGAGCCTTGGTTCTTCTCATATTTTATTCTTAAAGGAGAAACCAATGAGCAACAAAGAAGACGATAAGAAACCCAAGAGCCAGCTTGGGATGCACGAAGTCGAGCAAGACTGGCTAGAGAATGCGGAAGGCTTGGCAACCAAGCGTTCACAGCACATCTCCCAGGAGTTCTTAGACGATCTTAAAGATAGCCGCATCCAATCAACAAAGCAGCGCGAAGGTGACTTCATGAGGGTAGCATCAATCCCAGTGGCTGTTGTCGATAAATGGAAGCGAGAAGGCTTCGATATCTTCGAGGAAACCGGGGCAGCCATCGTCAAGCGTCTTAAAAATGAAGACTTAGGTTTCTTCATGGCTACCGACAAAACAATACATTAAGGATTTATTCATATGAACAAGGGTAACTTACGGTCTCACTTTATAGCCGTCCTCAATCGTTCTGACATCACTAACTCATTAGCTGATACGTTTATCGATCAAGGTATAACCAGAATACAGAGAACGCTAAGAATACCGGCTATGGAAGCGCAGCAGACTTACGCTATTTCAATCCAAACTGGGTCCATTGTTGTGCCTTCAGATATGCTTGAGCTTATGGATGTTTACTTTGATAAAACAACTCTAACGAGAGTCCCCATGGAGGAAATGCTCCAGATGAAAGACATAGGTGAAACAGGTACACCAATGTATTTTACCAGGGAAAGATCAAAACTATTATTATACCCAGAACCAGCCTCTGGGAGTGTTGTCGTCAATTATTACGCTGAGTTTGCGGAAATGACTTCGGATAGTGATGAAAACACTATAGCTAAAGTTGCAAGCGACTTGATTGTCTATGCAGCTCTCACATACGCAGCTGACTACTTCTTAGATGAAAGAGCTGAGCTTTTCACCGGTAAGTTTGGACAGTTTATGGCTGAGTTACAAGGTCAGGCTGATGACGCTGAGACAGCTGGCTCACTCCAAGTCATGCGCCCCTCCGCAACTTACACAGATTAATCTTAAGGATAAATAAAGAATGGCTAAATCGAGCTTTTACTCTGATGGTGGTACTACTAGTAACAACGTATCTTCAATTACCTCTTTAAACAATGAGGCTACGGCATCAAAAACTGCCGCAAAAGCATCTGAAGATGCAGCCGCTGCATCAGCTACAGCTAGTGCTAACAGTGCTACAGCTTCAGCAAATAGTGCAACAAGTAGTAATGCTGCCGTTTCTACTGCCCAAACTGCACAGGCTGCGGCAGAAACAGCCTTAGCAACCACGATTACCCACAAAAATACCGCAACCACCCAAGCATCCTCAGCAACCTCGTCGGCCTCTACTGCGACGACGAAAGCCTCCGAAGCTTCAGCATCGGCTGCGACTGCGACCACGAAAGCTGGGGAAGCTTCGACATCGGCTACTAATGCGGCAAGTTCAAATACGAGTTCTGGAAATAGTGCCACAGCATCAGCTTCCTCAGCGACTCAAGCAGCCTCAAGTGCTTCTACAAGTTCCGCTCAGGCCACCATAGCGACTAATAAAGCGGCAGATGCACAAAAGCTTGCACTCAACGCTGAGGACAGCCAGTTTACTTTAGCTGATGGATCAACCACAGGTTACTCTGCTCTTCACTATCATGCTAAAGCTGAAGATGAGAAAACTGCCGCTGCCGCTAGTGCCGCGACTGCATCAACTCAAGCCACAGCAAGTGCAAATTCAGCCACAGCAAGTGCAAATTCAGCTACAGCTTCTGCATCAAGTGCCAGTACAAGCTCTACTCAAGCCACAAATAGTAGTAACTCAGCGGCTTCATCAGCAACAGCTCAAGCAGCTTCTGAAGCAGCAAGAGATGCCGCTCTCGCCGCACTGGATTCATTTGACGATCGGTATTTGGGAGTTAAAAATTCTGCGCCAACAGTCGATAACGATGGAAACGCGCTAGCTACAGGCAGCCTTTTTTATGACTCCACCTCAAATTCGATGAAAGTTTACTCTGGCAGTGCGTGGCTGAACGCCTATGCTTCTTTGTCGGGAGCTTTAATTGCAACCAACAACCTCTCCGATTTAAATA